CCCGGTGCAACATATACGGTATCTCCAGAGGTAACACCGCCACTGTTTAGTGCCTTTTGAACAGTCGCCCACGCTAATGCAGTAGTTGATCCAAGACCTGTATTTGCATCAGAACCATCTGTACGGACATAGTAAGTAGCCATTATTCAGCTGTCCCATTCACAATCTCAGATGCCATAATTCCAGCAAAGATATTTACGTATTGCTGTTGGAAATCAGTATCTTGCTGTACCCACCACTGATTGAGTGATGTGCCAGTAGGACTAAATGACGCGACCACATTGTTGTTTGTATCTATGATGTCACCGTAAAGAATCCAGTCAGTGCCGTCTTCTGTACGTTCCGCACGATAATTCATAAGGCTAATCGGTATCATTTGCCCACCTTCAGCGCATTGACACCAACACCCTTGAACGGCATCGTCAAGAACGCCAGCACACTGCTCACCGCAGCGGAGACACCCGCCGCTACCGCTTTGCTTCCGTAGAGTGCCAGCACTGCGCCCAGCTCGGCGACATCCTGCGCTTGTGCAGTACGGATACCATCGCCGAAAACACTGGTGAAGGAAGCCACGAAAGCCACGATCACAACCACTACTAGTCTCTTGATGCTAATACTACCCATGCCGTGCCTCCAGTGCTGCTACTCGCTCGCTTAGTCTTGCTATCGCCTTTTTTATCACTACCAGATCCGCTTCGGTCTGCTTGGCATCATGTACCAGAATGCGAATGTCGGACTTGATATCCCACAGCATCTTATACAAACCGCTGATGCTAGCAATCAGAGGGATACCAATCACCGCTCCTAGTTGCATCCACTCTGCCATCACGCTGTACGCTCCACTAATCCGACATGTTGCACAATCAGGTCTGTCTGCCCAAAGTCTGTACCAACAACGTCGTAGTATTTTGATTCATCCCCAACAACATAGATGCGGTCGTTGGGCATAACATCAGCACTAACCGCAAGGGTAATGCTCCATGTGGCTGATGGCTGGATGCCACCGCCTACAATGCTTTCGGTGTCTGATTGGTTGGACAACCTTCCCTTGTATTCGGCTACCTTGCGCCATGTCTCAGTAACACCGCCCCTGCCATCTTCGGTCAACGTGAAGCGGTGAACCTCTACAGGCGTATGGCAGATGTTACGCACCATGCCAGCACTCAAAGTAGCGCGTAGTAAAGGGCTCATGCGAACACCACCGGTCTGTATCGTTCTGCCATGCTTAGGCAGTGGGCTTTAAGTTGGCTAAGCTTTACATCGCTTGTGCCTTCCTTGGCATCGATTTCAGAAGCACACCGGCTGGCTTTGATAAGCCAACCTTGCCGGGTGGCTGTCCTGACATCGTAACGCTCAATATTAGCCGGCCCTTGGTCTACCCAAGTTAACCGCGGATCCGATGAGCCATCCTCAATAGAGAAGCCCTTGAACTGGTAATCGGGATAGGCAGGGTAATCAGGCTCTGTGGTTGCGCTTGTGCCTGCAACTCTGCATTCGTATACACGTCCGTTAGGAACAACAGGTACAACACGATCGCCAACAGAATACGCTGTAGATGCCGTCCAAGTGCTGAACCTTGAGAAGGAATCAAGGATGCTCCCTATCTCGGTTGTGGACATCTGCGGGTAGGACTGGGCATCCAAAAACAAGGATACCTGTGCTATCGCTTCGGCTCGTGTCATCATGCTCTCAGTATCCCACATGACAAAAAACCCCCGGCACGTCTGCCGAGGGTCTTGACTGCGTGGCTACGCTTCGGACTAGGAAGCGGTGCTTGTTGCAAGGACGATGAGCGAACCTGGAACACGGCTGGAAGCAGTCGCGTTCACGTTTCCGACATCATGTGCATTGAATGCGAATCGCTCTGTGGCCTTGTAGGTAAGAGCATCCTCAACGAACTTGACTTGATCGGAAACCTCAACGGTCATCGCACGACGATCGCCGAATGCAACACCCTTTGTCAGGTCACCAAGGATAGCAACAGGGGTTGTTGCAGCTGGTGTCTTAGGCATATTCTGAACCCACTCGATCGGGTAACCGAACAGGGTAGGTGCAGTGGTGTATGCGTTCTGGATGTCGAGGATTGCGTTTCCGCCCAAGGCGATGAGCTTATCAGCAACGCCGTTAAAGAACAGGTCTTTGTGCATGTACCACTTGGCATTGTCTGCGTAGGTTGGCAACTTTGCGACCATGGATTGGAAGTTTGCAAGCGTGAAGTTAGCAAACGATGCACCGGAAAGTGCAGCACCAACTACGACACCAGCAATGTTAGCCTTGGTTGCGTTGAGGCCGTAAACAGCCTGCAAGATACCAGTGATGCTTCCATAAGTGCTGGTTCCGTCACCGTTGAAACAGGCGTTGTCTTCTTCCTTAGCAATGGCATAAGCCATGTCACGGGCAAGAGCAGCACCGAGATCAATAACGGTATCTTCGCCAAGTTCCTTGGATGCAATCGTAAGGACTGCAAGTTTCTTAGCTGCGAGCGATACTTGACCAAAGGTGATGTCGGAAGCCGTGATTGCTGTTGCTTCGGATGCGTAGTACACAGTTGTGGACGCAGTAGCGGAAGGAACAAGCAAGGTATCCGAGGACATCGGGTAGATACGGGAGTTGCGGCGAGCAACACCGTACATTTCACGGAGCCAGATAAGATCTGAGGAAACGATGTTTGGAACCGTGTAACCACCAGCACTGTCTGTGCCTTCGGTTTGTGCCTTCAGGTGTCCATTGTCAGAAAGCCATTTGGTTGCAGACTTGACACCAGCCAAGTGGCGAGCGAACTGCCCAAACGTGTAAGCCTTCAGGTTCTTCTCGTCAGCGGATCCGTTGAACGGGTTGCGCTGTACGTTGATGCCACCCTTCCAAGGTTGTGGGTTGACAGCAGGTGCAACTACAGGAGCGGATGCACCAAGGCTCTTGATGGTCTCAATGCGCTCGTCGATGTTCTTTGCTTCAGCCATGATGGACTTGACTTGCGCGAGGTCACCCTCACCGGAAGCCAGCTCACGGGCTGTAGCCAAAAGCGATTCGCGCTTGGCGTTCAGTTGTTCAATATTCATAGTTGTGTTAGCAACTCCAGACGTGCCAGCAGTTCCTGGCGCTCGTCATTGTCATGGGCTTTCGCCTCTACTACGATGGACGGCTGCTCTTCCGGCTGGTCTGCATCCCGCAGAGATTCCCAGACAACGGGAGCCAAACGCTTGGCGCTTGACCGTGATAGACCGACTGCATCCCGCAGCCGACGCTCGACAGACCGCAATGATGCAGGCTGTACGCTCTTGGTTCCGTGCATGGCATACAAGCCCTTTGCACGTCTTGCAAACTCATCAATGATGGCATCCGCCATGGCTTGATCTGATACCGCTTCGATAGCTCCGCAAAGCGCATCATAGTAGGCTTCCAGCCCTTCGTGGATAAGGTCACCTTCGGACTCATCAAACACGGAAACGGCGTATTCTTCCGGGGATTGCTCAGGCATTGGAGCGATTACAATCTCTTCTTCTTCCATTGGCTCCATACCGTAGTACTCCTTTAGGCTCTTGACACTGTTGCGATACTCGGCTGGTGTCGGTGTAATCGATGCTTCAGCGATTGGCCAGCGTGTAATCTCAGAAGCACCACCCATGCTCTTGCGCTCTACCAGATGACCGGCAGCACCGGAACTAAAACCCATCTTGCCTTGCTTGCAAAGCTTCGCGATCATGCTTCCGTATTCGTCAGCCATGTCTAACTGAGCCTCATACCAAAGCCCGGTATCGTCCATCTTGATGTAGCCAGTACCGATAGACTTCTTGCCTACAAATTTATCCATGCCGTGGTGATAATACACGTTGAGCGGTACGCGCTTGCCTTCGGAAATCGGGAAACCGTAGTCGGTTTGTGGCGTGAAGTAATCGCCCTCAAGGTCGGCGGTCTTGGTATCGCCAAAGCGCACGAGGTAGCCTTTGACATAGCCAAGCCTGTCGCTCTTGATACCGTCTACAGTAGATGTCAACACGTCCATGGCTTCAGTATCCCACAGTGCCTACACAAGGCTTCGTAGAGGCAGTACACGGGTTGTAGGGCCCCAATCCATATTGGGTTCCACCTGCACGAAATCAGCAAGCGGTTTGCCATCTAGATACATCTGATATCGAGCAGGCCCCATGATGGCTATCTTGTCAGACTCCGACAAACCGGCAAGGATACGATCAGGCGTGGCTACCGCTGGGCGCGTGTCAGGGATAGAAGAATCACCGGTAATCTCAGCCCATGACAAGGTAACCGGAATCATCACGCACCGGCAGTTCGGATGGCTAGGCATGATTTCATCGGTCTTATGTAATGTGCCAGACAAAGCCAGACATGCAAGACATACCCGGCTATCTTGGGTTGCTTGCCGTCGGTATCCCTGCACTGCAATGTTCTCGGTATAGAGTCTCCGTTGTGCTTCACGGGCGCTTCGTATCATCTCAGTACGGGCAATAGTCTCTGCACGGCTTCTACCGATGTCAGCTGCTTTGCGTACCCGCCGTGCTACCGTTCGTGGACCTTCACCGAGGCTGATACCCTGCACAAGCGCCATCTGCATGGCATCTGTGGTTACCTGCGGGATTGTTTCAAATAGGACACCCAGAGGGCTTCCATCACCCGAAAAACCGACAAAGGCTTGGAGGCTTTCGTCTGGGAGTGCTGTCCATGAACTGCCGAGTGTAACGCCTGCCGGTTTACGACCAGCTGCCGTTTCAACCAAGCTCCCGCTCGCCTCATTCGCAAGGATGGCGCTCTCGAGTTGTCCATCGGCGGTTATCTGTGCCCCCTCGATGCTAAACTTTTTGAGGTTACGTCCTAACTCTTCGATATTGTCAATAATGCGTTGTCTCATCCAAAGGATGGTTTCGCTCGGCGCTTCACCGTTGGCTTCACGCTCTGCGATTCGTTCTTCCAATGCTTCAAGCTCATCAATGCTGGCTTTGGTGGCTGCCTTGTATGCACGTTGCATACGGCTGATGGCTACGCCTTCGCGCTCCAGCAGGTCGTTGCGGAACTTCTGGGAGGCGGCGTATATCCTAGCGGTTCCGTCATCTACTCGCTTGAGCTGATCTCCAGCTCGTACCCGTAAAAAGGGTGGCTCTTGTACACTACCCCCGGAGTGCAACAATCGATGCTCTTGGACTCGTCACCTTGCATCTGGTCGCGCTTTGCGGTTGCCCAGCGATAGCCAGCATCACCGCCCCATAAGTCCCAGGCTACACGCCCCGGACTTGGGAACCCTTCCTCACCAACGTTGAACCCTTCGGCCTTCTTGTCTACTTCATGACGGGAGAAGAACGAGTACATGCGGAGGATAGTATCCTCGCTCAGTTTCTCACCGTTTACGATTTGGTTAGCACGCGCAAGCCCTACCCGTGTACCGCCGTCGAACCCTTCCGCTTTCCAATCGAGCGCCCGTTGCGCTGCTTCAACCATGCCAGCGTTCGGTACAAACTTCATGTCGTACGCTTTGGCTTCATCCCGGAGGGTAACCGGAGCAGCTCCCGTGTGCTGTACTGGCAGGTTTAGGAAGTTTGTCACGCTTCCGGGGTCATAGCCAGAGCGAATGAGGATACCAGCCGCGTTGGTTGTCTCGGCTAGGGATGCACCGTTTCCAGCCTGTACGCTGATGGCGGATGGATGCAGTACGCCTTCGTCTTCTGGTACGGCTTCAAGGCCTGCTATGCGCTTGGCTTCAGCACGATCAATGATGCCTGCCTTGTAGAGTTTCTCCGCTCGGTCGGCTTCAGCCTGCATGTCATCAGCCAAAGCACGTACGGTTTCAAGGTCGTACATCAGATAATCGCCCTGCTGTGTCTCAGGGTACTCAGGTAGCAGATCAGCGGTGATAGCGTCAGCAAGTGTACGCAGGAGAGGAACCATGCCGTCTTCCCATGCAGCTTGCTGGGCGCGCTCATAATTGCTGTATGTAGACCGCTCAAGCCCTGAGCCAAGGCCTAGCACCATCGGGTTGATACCAAGGGCAGAACAGATACGCTCCTCTGGTACACGCCTAACAGAGTCTAATGCAAGCTCGGAAGGTGTAAGGGATACACGGTCCATCTTGTATGCACCGGTCATAACAACAATACCGCCGGAACCATCCCCGGTTAGGTCTTCGTGCAGTTGGCGCTTGACCTGCCGAGCATCATCCATGCTCATGTCTACGGTTGTCTCTTTGGCATCCGGCCCGACAATCAAGGACGGCATAGCACCATTTGCCAAGAGTCCATAAGCGGTTGTGCTTGCTGTGTTGTCGGTTGCAATCTCGCGCAGTACAGCTGCAAGAGGCGCACGACCAAGGCGAATATCGCTTGGGTCTCTGCCGTACCGGATGTGGATCATGTCAGAAACCGGGATGTCAAAGGAGCGCCCATCCGTAGTGTATACGTAGTGCGTTAGCGGGTTGACACCGTTGCCTACCGGTCTAACCATGTCCTGCGGGAGGAACTGTAGCGCGGTGACATTGCCACGGGCTGTAGAGCGAATCTTTCTTAGGTACGTGTTGCCAAACAATTTGAAATCTTGAATGACCCAGCCCCAGAACAAAGACCCCATAATCATAGGATCCGGTTGCGCCATGAGCTGTAGCACCGGGTGGTCTTCTACCGGCTCTGCCTGCTGGCTGTCTACTGGGCGGTAATACTTCGGTGTGGCCTGTGGATAGTTCCGAACATACCAATCAATGGCACTGGCTACGACACCGTTTAGCCCTAAGTCACCGGCTACTCTAGCCCAGTCCTTGGTACTTC